GCGGAGCCTTTCGGCTCCGCCTTTCGGCTCGCTTTTCTAGCCGTCTCGATGGAGAGTTATGTGACATCTCGTTATCTTGTTTACCCGGACTATGGAACTTCTTACGATGCGAAGAGCGGAGTTATGACCCGCTCAACCTTCCTGAATTCCTACTCTAAGCTAGACAAGTCTGACAAGGTGCGGCGTAAACGACCCGTCGGTGCGGCAGCCCTTTTCTCCAGTGGTACCACGGTGTTCACGAGCGGCAGTAGTAGAGCGGACATGATTTACCGGGTAACCGGTAAGGATGGTTCGTTCTATGATCTTTCGTTCGTTCAGCAACATGGACTTTTGGGAGGTTCTGGCGGAAGTGATAGTACAGCTGATACTGCGGCTTTTAACCGCATGATCGCTGATGCTAGATCTAAATCCATGAACCTGGGGCAGATGTTGGCGGAGTACAAGCAAACTGCAAAGCTCTTCCCAGAGTTAGCAGTGCGCTTCGTTTCTCTTGCAACGAAGCTGAAGAGGGGTCTTCGCAACCCTTCTGAATTCTCGAAGGCGGTGAATAATATTCATCGCCGTCGATGGGATCAGAAGCTAGCGAATGACTGGTTGCAATTCCAATATGGAGTAAAGCCCCTTATTGGAGATATGGTGGAAAGCGTAGAACGTCTAAAAGACGGCCTCGAAGCCAAACCGCTCATATCTATGTGCAAAGGGTCTCAGACCTTCCGGTCCGATTCTCCCTTAGTGAAGGGTCAGCTCTCTGGTATCACACTCAACGAAAGTTGGTATGAATGCAGAGGGACCACTACCTCGAAGATCAGATACACTGGCATGTACGTTGTCAAGAATGAAAACGTTAATGCTATGTTAGGATCTCTCGGCCTCACCAACCCGCTTGTTCTCGCATGGGAACTCGTTCCTTTCAGTTTCGTCGTAGATTGGTGGATCAACGTTGGCGAAGTACTCGAGTCTCTCGATTCTCCGCTTTATGTTGATCAACTAAAATACATACGTTCTGTTAGAACCAAGTTCGAACAGGAATTGACCTCTTCTCACGGTAAGGGCTCTTACGAATGGTTCAATGTTAGTCGTGAGGCGCCAAAAGCGTCCTCCGGCATAGCACGCCTTCGTTGGAAACCTAATGTGAGTACTGGTCATATCTCGAACGGCCTTGCGTTACTGCGAGCAGTGTCCAAGTGGAAATGATTCCACCGACATTTTCATCAACTTAACCGGGTTTTAACCCAAGGTCAGTTAATGGCACAAGCCTCTTCGGTCGTCCTCCCGGACGGCCAGGCCACTCCGGCCAACATCACTTTCGCTCCTGAGAGTGTTACTCCTGCTCTGTCGGTTCTCACTGACCGGACTGCCGCGTTCTCGGCCGGTTTCCGTCGTCTGAAGGTGTCTTCCACCTTCGCGAATGGTAAATCGGACATGAACCGGAGCAAGTTCACTGTCGATATGCCTGTTGTCCAATCGGTCAACGGCGTCTCTACAGTTACGCATACGCTTCGGGCCAACGTGGAATATATTATTCCCTCCGTTGCTACCGATGCTCAGCGTAAGGACTTGCACGCCTTTGTGCGAAACGGTCTCGCAAACGCTCTGATTCAGGGCGCGATGCGTGACCTCGACCCGCTGTACTAAGTACTTAAGGTCGTCATCCTGTAGCAGCTCTCTCACGAGGGCTGTTCTAACTGTTAGTTTTCACTACGTTAAAGGATAGCACACATGCCTTCTCTTTCGAGGGACATGGCTCGAGTTTATAAGCTCGAGACTAAGGTGTTTATGATGGTCTGTGAGTCTATCGACTCGCCTAGGGCCCTCACCTGCTGGCTAATGGCCAAGTACGAAGCTTGGGATGAATATCTGAGTCTTCCTGACCCGGATACATTATCTCCTCGCTTCGACGATGACTATTTAGTTTCGCAGATGATGTCGAAGAATCCGCTTCTGCCTACATCCCACAATCGTAGAGCGAAAGCTCTCGAGAAGTGGTTTGCAGCTGAAGATGGTTGCCGCCTGACGAACGAGCGTTTCCGTACTTACGAGGAAGGGAATTTCTCCTTTACGAGTAAATATGAATCGTTTTTTCGTCGCTTTCAGCGGTGTGTCTTTCGCATACTTGGTACTCTCTCACGAGATGACCTTGAATTTGCGGAGAGCAACTTTCGATTTGGCCCGGGTGCTACTGCAAGTGTGAGTGGCAGTGATGTACTTCCATCAAGAAAAATAACCGCCGATTGGACGGTTACACCTAGACTCCAACCTTATCTAATGAGTATTCTCCCCCGTTTCCGGGGTGAATCCGCTGTAAGGGGTTATGCCCTCCAAGCGTTCGATAAGGTAACTTTCGTACCGAAGAACGCAAAAACTGATAGACCGATTTCGATCGGTCCCCATGCGAACATTTACGTTCAATTGGGGATCGCCGAGTTAATCCGTCAGCGTTTGCGCCGCATCGGTGTCGACCTACGCAAGCAGAAGTTTATCAACCGCCAAACCGTTTTACGAGCTCAGCGCGATGGTCTTGCGACCATCGATCTGAAATCGGCAAGCGATACGGTAGCTGATAGACTCATACGGATGGTTTTGCCACCCGAATGGCTTGCTCTCCTCGACGTCGCGCGCTGTGATTACAGTGTGGTTGACGGAAAGGAGGTCAAACTGGAAAAATACTCTGCGATGGGTAATGGCTACACCTTCGAACTTGAAACGCTTCTCTTCATCGCGGCCTGTCAGGCCGCGGGGTCGAAAGATTTCAATGTTTTCGGGGATGACATTATCGTTGAACAAAGTATAGCTCCTGATTTGATCGACTATCTTCAATTCCTAGGATTCGAAGTTAACGAAAGCAAAACATGCCTGGCTGGCACGTTTTTTGAGAGTTGTGGAGTAGACGTTTGGTATGGTCGCGACGTACGCCCCTTCTTTCTGAAGGGAAAATACGAAAGCTATCATACCGCACTTATTCGCATTGCGAACAAGCTGACA